CCAAGAATGTCCTGGCCCTCCTGGGTTTGTAGTAGCTCTCATATATACATCTATTTCAGGGTTTGTTGACCTCAATCTTGACCTGAGATAATCCCACGGAAACGATGTAGGATATTGCGTAAGCTCGTCAAAACCCACATACGAAAAGCTCTGGCCTTGGTAACGCAGTACGTCTTTATCTTGTTCCAAGTACGTGAGCCATATTCTCGCACCAGAAGGAAAAGTCCATTGGCTTTTTCTTTCAGACCATTTGGCCCCACGATAAAACTTCGGATATAGTTCCGTAGACTTGTGAATAAGTTCCCTAAGTTCGTCATTTGTTCTCCTAAGTATAAGTGCGCTATGATCAGGATATTGACAATACCTTAACGGATCTATCAATAACGCAAAACTTTTACCTCCCCCTGCAGCACCCCCATATAATACTTCTCGCTCTGGTGCGTTTATAAAATCTTCTTGTGGCCCCTCATTTAATCTAAATGCGTTAGGGTTCTCTTCTTGTGTTCTTTCTTCCTTATCAGGATAAGAGTCTGTCTGCCCAATCGGTTTCGATTCTATCACCTCTTTTTTCAACTGGTGCGTAGAGGATTTTTTCTTGGATGCTCTTTTCTTTTTCGGCATACTCTTTGGCTTTGGAGGCATAATGCCTGTACGATTGGACTGCATTCTGTCTATCTCTTTCTTTAGTTATTAACTTGTGTAATGCCTGATGGGTTATGGCCCTCCCTGTTTTAGCAGATAACCACCTAGAAACTTCTCTATAACTACAAGTTTTTAAGTATTCTTTAGCTTCAAGTAATGCATCTAACTGCTCCTGTACAGGCAACAGTATAGTATCATCATTTGGATCAGCCTCATACCCAAACGGTATCTGTCGGCTCTTTCGTACAACTGGCCTCCAAGTATTTTCAGTCGTTGTTTGTTCCATCCTCGCCCTCTTCATACTTTGGCTTTGCCTTTGGTGGGAACATTATCATACTTGTTGGTTCAGCCTGTACCGTTATTCTTTCAGTCTTAACTATGCCCGTTCTATCTAGGATCTCACGGGCTGCTGATATTCTATCACGGTTACCTAAAGCGGTAGGATCGGTTAGTACGCCCGTCATTGCCATAGCTGCCATAGGCCCATTAGACGCTAAATACATTTGCGTCCTGTCTATTATCTCTTCCTGTAATGTTTGGAGTACAGTGCTAGTTTTAGTGTTCTCGCTATACCCTGCAATCTTCATAGCAGTTCGTATGTTGCCATTGGCATCGTCAAACAGGCAGTCTAGGAATGCCCTCTGTCTATCTGTTAGTTCTTTTGCCATTAGATCTTCTAGCTTTCTTTTGTTTATACTCTTGCATGAGTCTGGCTATCCTTTGCCTTTGCGACTTAGATATACCACCACCACCCCTCATTCCAAGCGGTTTCTTAAATTTAGTGGTCGCTCCTGATCTAGCGGTCATACCCCCCATGCGTAAGTCGGGCCTACCTGCTGGATATTCAATACTGCCATCGCCCTGCTTAAAATCTGGATCATCGTCTGGTATATCTTCAAATCGCACCCTACGACCAACTATCTTACTCACAAGTTTTTCTATAACATTCATCTCCGCATCTGTAGGCATCGTACCACCTAATCCTTGATTTTCAGATACGTCTAGTATGTTTTGCTCTAACCTGTCTCTATCGGTTCCTTTTCCTTTAAATATTTCATTTTTATTAAATGTCGTATCTTTATTTATTTCTTTACGTTTTTGTTCAATTCTTTTTTGTGAAGCTGCTATCTCTTCGGGAGTCATAGCGCTTACGTTTTGTCTACGTATTCTTTGCCTCTCTTCAAAAGGCAATCTTTCAAAAGGTTTTTCTCTAGGTAAAGGCGGTTGCATATTTTTATTTAATATTTGAAATTGGTCTTGTGGCCCACCAAATTTCATATTTTTTGGTATTTCTCTACGTCTACTTTTTTGATCCTTTAACCTTGCTATCTCAACATCAATTCTCTGTTTCTCTGCAAAAGTACGCGCCCTCTTTTTTCGTCGGGTTAGCTTATCAATTTGTTCATCAATAGTTGACATAATCAGATCTTTTCTAAATAATAAAAGGCAGGGCATTCGCACCAATAAGGACTACGAACAACCCTGCCGTACCCTACCGTCTGTCCAAACCTAGACCACAACAAACCTCGCAAGAATAAGCATAGCTAGGTTGGCTGGTCTTCCTCTTGATCACCCTCTTCCGATGTCAGTATGCCCTTGCCATCCGTAAAGCCCTCTTCACGTAGCATCCTACATACCTCTCCCAACGTCAGATTACGAGATGGGAACATTTCTCGCAACCTTACCCAGATATAGTATTGATCGCTAGTTGGTAGAGACAGTGGGTCAACTAAAAACCCCTGTTCTAATACGGCATAGAACCGTTCTAGTAAATACCTACCTGAGTCTGAGTATAGTTGTATGGATTTGTCTTTGTTTGTCAAGTTATTTTTTTTCATAGTCGTGCCTTTTTTACTTGACGAACTACCCTTTCTGTGGTATAACATTCGTTATCGAATGGGGAGGGGTAAATATATATACCCTGTATCCTCAAGTAATATTACTATATTTAATAATCCGCGATATGTCAACATTTTATACACAGGCCGTGTGTGTGTCTGGTAATATGCGCCAAAGTGGTTGACACTCCATTTTCACTATCCGTTGCACACTCCATGATATACGTACCACATGGGGGTGGTGGCCCCTGCCCGTGTGCGTTATTGTAAAAAATCGTCTTTATTTCGCGTAATTATCGCGCATTTACCGCATTATAGCCCGTATATTGTCGCATTTTGTGACTTACATTATATTTACGCCCCGTAATTTACGCGATAGGGTGTCGCTTTTCTGGCGCAACGGCTAAAATTTGCTTTAAAAAAATATGACCCCCCGTGGCTATTATGGCTATTGACTACAATTTTAAATTAGATTATGATTCAAGAATCTTTAATAAATTATGGGAATACAAACTATGATTCATTTAAAACCTAATCCGCGAAATAGACACATAATGCACAAATTGGAAGTTGATGCTGATATCCAAGATAGAAACGGGGTGTCTTATAAGTCGCAGCTGTTAGCAGCCTTAGAAAGTAATCTGAATTTAAGACGGGAAGTATTGAGATTAACAAATCAACAAGGTAGTCTTGAAACTGTAGTGAAGGCGATAGGAAGATGATTATTGAAACGATGCATGAACTTGTATTAGATCACGGGCAGATATTAGCGATTGCGTTTGCCGTGATGGTCGTTTGGTTATGGTGTAATATCGGAAGGGATCTATAAAAATGAGATTTAGTAAACGAATGGTAGCGGAGGAATTGCTTAGTTTTCAAGATAATTTTATTGATTATTTTAAAAGGGTCGAGGGTAAGGATTACGACCCACAAAACGGAACTAATCAAGCTTTTACTAATGAGGGTAAAGCAATTGTTAAAACTTTAATGAGACTAGAATGGTTAGAGTGTGATCTAGATTTACGCTTGTGTTATTACGAAAAATCTTAATTGAATAAGTTAATTGGCCCCCTTGATTAATTTCTTGGGGGCCTTTTTTTATGGTAGTTTTATGGATTGTATTTTATGCCATTGTTTATCTATTTCTTGTATTTTCCTATGAGAAGAAATCATTCTTTTTAAATGTTCTAATGTAGGTTTAAGCATTGGATGCTTTGCGTTATTGATCGCAAGGTTACGTATGCACCAAGCCACATTTTCAATTCTAGTCAAATCCCTGCGCGATGTAGGAGCGTTTATGTCATCTGTTAAACGCCCCCCTTCAATAGGTAGGTTTAAAGGGTGATAGTTCATTATTGTTTCGCCCTTCTTGTTTTGCCGTTCTTTTTGACTGCTTCAATAATAATATTAGTTGTCTCAAAATTATAACATACCATGCACGTTTTGCACTGTTGACCCGTACAATTTTGTTCTTTTTCTTTGTAATCACTCCATACATTATTAAATACTTTATGAAAAAATTCTGGGATATCTTTTTCATACTTAACTTTATTAATAATAGGATTGGAATAAACCAGAATAATGTTATCTGGGGTTTTCATTTTCTTGGCAACTGACCGAACAATAGGTATGCGCTTAGTCCATATCGCAATTTTACAATGGGGATTTTTTAAGGCCAAGTTGTAAATATTAATTAGGTGGTTGTCGTTTATTAGTTCGCCGTGTCCGTCAATGCGTAGGTATGCGTCAAGTAAAAAAGGTAATCTATCATCTTCTAAAATAGAACTAGATAAAAGAGTGCTGTTGTCCTGCAATGCTGGTTGCATATTTTTACGATAGGAACCAAGCATTTCTTGACTATAACACCTAGTACAAATTACATTATCTTTACCGCTATTATATTGTGCTATGCAAAATTCATTTGTGACTGTATTAGTATTAATTGCCCGTAGGCCGTCAAGTTTTCCAGTCATCTTTGAAATATGGATTTGGTTAGGATCTCTTGGCATTTTGTTTTTCTCCAATAGATTTGTTTATAAAATATAATTAGTTTATAATGTCATATGTTATAAAATGTCAAATAGTTTTTATTACTTTTTTATATATACCTCCAACCAATTAGTGAACGGAGTGTATCAGAAAAAAACAGTTTTGTCAACTGAAAAAAAAAATAAAAAAAGTAAAATAATTTGTTGACAATCTAATTTAATTATGAGATAAGGTAGTTATATTGATAAAAAAAATAAGGAAAACAAAATATGTCAACAACAACTGCACTGAAATCTAAGGTAAGTTTTGCTCACGATGGTGAATACCAATCTCTTGATGTAGACCATGCATCTTACCTTAACGTAGGAACTACACCTACTTTAGTACCCTCAAAAAAATATATTTATAATGCGAACATCTTGATATTGTGGGAACCAAATACAAGGTAACACAACACAAAGACTTTTTTACAGGTGTTCGTAAATCTTTTCCACATCAGCTAGGTACGCCTGTAATAAGATCGTACACTTCTCGCAATGGTTTATGGCATTTAGAAAATTACACTTTTAGAGAAGTGTCAGGCGTTGTTCATTCTTTACTTGGCGGTAAAACTAATTACTCTTTACAGGTATTGGCATGGCGGTCTTTAGATGGTCGCACTGCTAATAATGTGACAACATCAATTCTTAGTAGCTGGTGTATGAATGAAAATTTGTTTGGTGTACAGGACGGTAGTGAACATCATCGTGCAAAGAATACAAAAAACTATAACCTAGCACAATACTTGCGCGACATTAGCGAGAATGCTATAGTGTTTAAAAATGTTATTCTTGAACAACAAAGACTAGCTAATGCGGTCATTACTGAAAGCGCAAGGGAAACTTTGATAAAAGCAATTATTCCACAAGAACGTATTAACACCCGTATGATAGAACTGGCTAATGCTAACGCTGAGTACTGGGGCAATACATTAGCCAGTGTATCTAATGCTTTCACAAACTATGCTACCTACGCAGATACAAGAAATGGATTTCAACTTAATAATACGGGTGATAACATTGATAACAAAGTTGAACGGTTGTTTGATAGGAAGTTCCAAGTGAGGGATTGGATGCAATCTCAACCTTGGCGCGATGCCGTAGCCAGTGGGTATAACTTTTCTCCCCAAGAACTAGTGGCCTAGTGGATAAGGTTAAACCTATCAACCCAGTGGCGAGGGCGGTTGCGTATGACCGCCCCCGTTCACAAAAAGTAAAACCCAAAAAGGGTAAAGGTTCATACGACAGAAACAAAAACAACAACAACACAAAAGGGAAAAACAAATATGACTTCCTTGTTTAATACTGATTATGCTGAGATACGAGTAACACAAAATATGCTCGATAAGCGCATCATATACGCAAACAAAAGCGTAATTAAATTGTTTGACGATACATATGATAACCTAACTAATGGTGATGGTATAACATTTAAAGGCGAATACTTTTATAATAATTCACCTAGTTCAATACGATGTTACAAAGTAAAAACTAGGGGGGATAAACAAATTAGTATTTCAGGGCTAAACAAATATGTTGAAGCAGGTGATGTCATAGGCATATTCAAACGAGTAGAGGATGAACAGTTTCACAATCGAACCCCGTTCTCTATTGTTAAAGTGTCGGCATGGGAGGAAGATGAAATGGAAGATCTCCAGTGCGCTTTATTTTATGATGGCTTGATAAAAGATGAGCCTAACTAAACGTCAAATCCAAGAACGTGTAGAGCAAAACTCTATACTAGAATTTATCTGGCACTCTGCCAAGGCTAATCCTAAATGGACTATGCGAACTGCTAAGATATTAGCAGATATGCATGGGCTAGATGCAAAACAAGTCTACAGTCTTGGTAGGGAGGCCAAATATAAATCTAATTTTAAGGCAAAAGATTGGGATATATTAAGGGCAAAGGTAACTCAGTAAATAAAAACTATTTGACTTTTAATATATCTTGTGATATAACTAATTAAATTAAAAAACAAACAACAAGGATACAAAACCATGAAAAGACTTAAACTAAAAGGCTTTCCTAATTTTAAAGTAGTTTATAAAAAACAATATGGCGGTAGCGTAGAGGTGCTACCGTCCTACGAGACAACTCCACGCAAAGCATACGATAGTATTCTTCGCGCACATCCAAACGGGTACGTAATTGGAGTTATTAAAGACCACCATTTCGTGGCATAACAACCCAATAAACTTTCACAAAACAACAAATCAAACAGAGTTTAAATAGGAGGTGTTATGTTTGTTGGTTGGTCAGATCAAATGAAAAGCGAGTATGAGGTAGTTCAGATCCCATACTCTGCTACCAAAGATTGGATACTTAATATCCATTATGCGAAAAGAATGCCTAGCATTAGTTTTGCGTATGGCTTATACCGCTACGATGAGATGGTAGGTATGGTATCGTATGGCACACCTGCATCCCCTTTTCTATGTAAAGGTATATGTGGGGAAGAGCATAAGAAAAGCGTAATTGAATTAAATAGGCTAGTCTTAAAAGACAACCTACCTAATGAGGCATCCTTCTTAGTGTCTCGCTCCCTCAAATTATTACCAAAGCCAAAGGTCGTAGTGTCCTATGCTGACACTGCCCAAGACCATGCAGGTATAATTTATCAAGCCTGTAACTTTCTATTCACTGGCACTACGAAACCCCGTACAGATATGGCAGGGTCAGAGGGTAAGCACTCGCGCCATCATCTGGGCGATAGAAAAAACCGAATTAATAGATCAGCGAAGCACCGTTACGTATATTTTATCGGATCAAAGAAAGATAAAAAGACATTGCGTAACGCTTTGAAGTACACTATTGAAGACAACTATCCGAAATACTAACAGGAGTAACAATGGTTGACTATGTTTTGTATAGGGCCTATGACGATAATGAAAAATTACTTTATGTAGGCCAATCTACAAGCGTTATGAGTAGATTAAAACATCATATAAAATCTTCTGAATGGTCAGGTATGGTCAGCAACATAACTCTCCAAAGATTTAAAAATGAAAGACAGTTGTTTAGAGCAGAATTAAAAGCTATACAAGAAGAAAAACCTGTTTATAATCGATCACATAATAGAACGTATCGACAAAAAATCGTAGAGTTAAGGTTAAAAATTAAACAAATGCAAGACGAAATAAGAACGCTAAAGGTTAGAGACGGTTTCTTGGAAATGCAATTAACTATAGCTAACAACGCACTTAACTTTATAGGAAAATTACCTTTAAGTGATGAACTAAGACAAGGCTATGAACTATGGAAACGAGAGGGTGACTTTTCTGTTTTTTATAAGGATGATAAAAAAGAAATGCGTAAATTTATAGCTGAATGTGTTTCTTTAAACAATAAGGAGGAGACAATTAATAATGCTAGACTTTAACAAATATCAAATCGAAACTCGCAAGACTAAGATATATAGCGACGATATCATTTATCCATCGCTTGGTTTATCGGGTGAAGTTGGCGAACTAATGAACCAGATTAAAAAGATCTATAGAGATGATCATGGGCGAATTAGCTTTGTACGCAAACAGGATCTTAAAAAAGAAATAGGAGATGTACTGTGGTACATTGCTAGGGTTGCTGATGATCTGAATATAGATCTGACCGAAGCAGTAGAACTTAATTTACAAAAGCTAAACTCTCGTATGGAACGAGGTAAGATTGGAGGTTCGGGCGATGACAGATAAGGATAAACCTGTGCGTTGGGATGCTGATATGTTCAAACTGTTTGAGTGGTATCATACCTGTCCTAAACCTTGGAACCCCCACTGGTTCGAAAGCGAGGTAGGCGGTGTCACCTTGCACATTACTAGGCCAACCCCTACCAAAGAGGAGGATTAAGATATGAAGCGCACACATAAAACAATTAAGGAAGAGCAGATTTATCGCATAATTAAATTCTTAAATAGATCTGCTGAAATGGTAAACTATATCCGCGACACTCACGATGTACGCTTATCAGATGTAAGGCGATTGGAAGATGGCATGGTCGAGTTAGCTGATATGTTTGGCCTTGAACCGTCACCTATTAATGGGGATTATATCCAGAAGTATGAAGAGATAGATACTAAACCTCCCGTGTTAGATGATTCAGCCAAACTCGACTTAGCCAGAGGTAGGCAAGTTAAGAATGCTTGAAGCTACAATCATAGCATTCGGTGCATCCATAACTTGTCTTGCTCAAGCCGTGTACTTTGAGGCTAGGGATCAACCTACGATAGGTCAGATGGCTGTTGCACAAGTAGTTTTAAATCGTGTTCACGATAGCCGTTGGCCTGACACTGTGTGTGAGGTAGTGAAGGAAGGGCCTACATATTCCTGGAAAGAAGACTATCCTATCAAACACAGATGTCAATTTAGTTTTTATTGTGATGGTCTTTCAGATGTACCAAAAGATAAACGGGCATGGAACAAAGCGATTCGTGTAGCAGAAGAAGTACACTACACATATGGTTTATCTCTGCCTCTACTTGAGGGGGCGGTGTTCTATCATGCCACAAGCGTAGACCCGCAATGGAATAGGCAGTACCTCATTCAAATCGAGGATCACATATTTTACAAATGATTATTGACTTAGATGACATACGCTCTGGCGAAACTAAACGGGGTAACTGCCCAAAATGCCACCGCTATAACACCTTTACTTTAAGTAGAGAAGGTAATACAATTAAGTGGAACTGTTATTCTGCTTCATGTAGCTATAGCGGTATAAAAAATAATCCACATATGTCACTAGAAGATATTAGATTTAATTATCATCAACAACAACGAAACAAAACGAAAGGAACACAAAATGTCAGAACCACTGATGTCAATCGTCTGGGTTATTCTAGTATTTGTAGCGATTTTCTAGATAAGTATTGTATAAACAATATAAATATCCCTGTATTGTATGACCCATTAGAAAGACGGGTAGCATTTATGATACAGAAAGATGGCGAAAATGTTGACGCTATTGGTAGGGCATTGGACGTTTGGAGAAAACCCAAGTGGAAAAGGTATAATGATATTGACACTGCAATCATTGTACCCTTCGATGCCCCACCACAATCTAATTTAATTATAGTAGAGGACATTATATCTGCATGGAAAGCAGTAACTTACTTAGAAGATACGGATGCTATGCCATTGCTAGGTACGTCACTGTCTACTAATAATTTAAATAAGATTTGGAATACATACAACAGTGTGACTATAGCACTTGATAAAGACGCAACGGATAAAGCTATTAATATGTCGAGGCGAATATTCGTTGGCGTTGACAAATGTAAGGTAGTTGCGTTAGAACTTGATGTAAAAGATATGACAGTAGAGGAAATACAAAATGTTGGAATTAGTCAAGGCACTATGCGACAAGGAGATCTATGAGCAGATTGGAAGAAACCTACCCATCACTGCTTTTGAAAGAGAACCTAAACGAATTGTAGAAACAATCATATCCGCACAGGATACATATGATAATTCAATTAATTTATCTGAACTAGAAAACTTATTCTTCAGTAACAACAACTCACTAACAAAAGCACAAGAAGATAGCTACAGACTTTTGTTTGCTAAGATGAGAT